TCTCAACTCTCCAAGTGGAGATATTGGCGGTTGGAATATTTTGAAAGGATGTTTGTATTCTGAGTCAAATGGTCGCACAGTTATGCTGCAATGCATAGGTAGTTCTAGAATTGTTAAGAATATAGATGGCAGTTTTACTTTTATCCCTAACGATAATGGTAACATTGAAGAGAAAATTGCTGTCATAACATATGATGGAGATCTTTATGGTTATACAATTAATTTCTCGACTACTTATCCAGAAAATGATTTGATAACTGGTGGAGAGGCTACATTATATCATACTCCAGAAGAAGAACAACAAGCGCAAGAAGAAGGAATTATTTTAGAGGATAAGGTGTATTATACTTTTGAATCTGCCGAGTATGGTGATGATTATGCGTTGTCATTTCCTATTAGTGATCATATTACCGATTTTAAATTTAGCGTGACTATGCCATCTGCTACTCCATTGGGGCATTATATTATTTATATGACAGCCGAAAAGGATGGAGAATAGGCTGAATTATCTGTTGAATCTATGAGTGGGTATATACATGAAGAGGAAGAATCGATCATTGATGGCTTTACTGGAGATACAGTTTTCGGCGTTAAGAATGATGATGGGAATACTGTTAGTGTTCCATTTTATGTGACGAATGCCGGACATCTATATGCATCTGATGCTGATATTACTGGAAATATTAATGCCACATCTTTAACTCTTGGAAATAATGTTGAGATACCATATAGTTCAATCAGTAACACTCCCACAATACCTACTAATGTTACTGATTTGACTGGAGGTGCAAACATTTTATATACAGATGATGTTACCGTGTCTACTGCTACTACTGCTAATGGTGTTACAAAACGTACTATCACTGTGGGTGATCAAGAGTTTACAGAAATTGAATCTGGAGATTTTGTGTTGACCAATATTGGATTAGGTGACAGTACTGACGATGAAGAAACTTATCTTATGATAAATAAGGATGGTTTGTTGACAGCTAATAATGCAATAATCCGTGGTCAAATTGTGGCGACTTCTGGGATTATTGGTGGTTGTACTATTGATAGTAATGGTGATCTTAAGATTAAAAATATTAATATAAGCGGAACACTTTCTGGTAATATTCTCAGTGGTGGCACTATTAATGGTGTTACATTTAATCAAGTTGGCGGTGTAGATTATCAATACATAAGTGCTGATGGTCAATATTCAATAGGTGGTGTTGGAATGAAATCAACCACTGCTATTTCTAATGGAATAATGAAAGCCGACGTGGTAGATACTACTAATATAATTTCTGTCGATTCCACTGATAATACTATTCATTCGTTAAGTAATTTTATGGTTCATGGTGGTATCACTGGTACAAGTGGTTTAGACATAACTGGAACTGCAACATTGAGAACAGTTTATCTGCCAACAATGTGGAATACTGTTGCCGAGACAGATACTCCTAATTTACGTGTTGATAGTGCCGGATTTATGTGTAGAGCGCCATCATCTTCGATCAGATATAAAAATATATCAGATTACATGACTAATAATGACATTGATAGATTATATGATGTTCCTGTGTATTGGTTCAAATATAAAGACGGTTATATCGCAGATACAGATCAAAGATATGATAAAGATATCCCTGGTTTTATTGTTGAGGACTGGGAAGATATTATGCCAATTGCTATTGATCATAACGATGATGGATCACCAGAAATGTGGAATAGCAACATAGTTGTTCCTCTTATGTTTTAGATGATCAAGAATGATCATGAATAGATTTAGGAATTGAAGAATAAAATCAAAGAACTCGAAGATAAATTAAGTAACTAAATATAGAAAGGAAAGACAATATGGATATATTAATAAACGTTGTTGGGCAATAGCTTAAGCTAGTTACCAATTTAAAGCCCATAGTGTCTGGTACGCAAAAATTCATTCGTTTTAAGTTTAATTTTAACGAGGATTGGGATGGATTATCCAAGGTCGCCCAGTTCATTCAAGAAGGTAAAAATGCTGTAATGGATTATATTACTGATAATATGGTTTATTTACCATCTACAGTTGAGCCAGGTGAATGCATCCTTGTTCTTTATGGAACTAAAAACGATGAGGTAAGAGCGACCACAAATTACCTTAGTTTGAGTATTACTAAGGATATGGTTGTTGACGATGCTCATAGTGTCGAAATGAATAGAACCGTAATGGAAATGATTATCGAAGCTGTTACTGGTCAGACCATTTCGCCGGAAGATTTTGATGAAATGATTCAGAATGATGTCAACAACGTTATTGAGAGATATCGTGAAGAAGGTATTCTCTCTAATATTGTAATTGAGGACGGAACTATTACCAGAGTAAAGGTTGACCCAGATTTTGAAGCGACTCTGGCAAAGGCTGATACCGCAATGCAGTAGATCGATGCAAATTCTGTAACGTACAATATGTTAACACCTGATGTACAGGAAACTCTTGATACTGTTAGTCACCTTGACATGGCAATACCAGATGGGAGCATTTCTCGTGCAAAGGTTAACGCAGATTTTGAGGCTACCCTTGCCAAGGCAGATACTGCTATGCAAAGTATTGATAATGGTTCAATCAGTCGTGCCAAGGTTGATGCTGATTTTGAAGCAACTTTAGCAAAGGCCGACTCAGCTATGCAGAATATTGGTATTGGGGCAATCTCAAGACCAATGGTTAATGCGGACTTTGAATCTACATTATCTAAGGCAGATTCGGCTATGCAGCCAAGCGTTTATAATCCTAATAATATTGGTATAGATCCGTATACTTATGCCAATACAAGGACATCTGTGGTTACTAGTTTACCGCCTGATCCAGACACTAATGTCAATTATTTATTGAATGATAATGGCAAAATTACCCAGTATAGATATTTAAATAACACATGGGTAATGATCTCCGGCTCTTCTGCGGAAGTTAGGGAATCGTTGCCGTTATCTGGTGATGAGACTACTGATTATTATATTCTTAATGAATTAGGAACGTATTCCCATTACAGATGGATTAATGATGATTTTGTAGAAGTTGGAAGTTCCTCTTCTACTGTTGTTGTAGATCAATTACCAGATCCAGGAATTCCAAGTATTGATTATATTCTGAGCAATGATGGTGAATATCAATACTATAAATGGATTGATAATGATTGGAGATTAATCTCCGGTGGAAGTGGCGAAGTAATTGCTTATGAAAATACCATTGACTATTACTTCGATCCTATTGCCAGAGAAGCTAATGCTGCGGATTATGTTAATAAGTATGTTCTTGATACTTCTAAGCTGATTGTTTACTACCCTATTGAATAGGGTGAAAATACATATAATTGGGGATTTGATAATCTTGTCGTGAATCCCAGTGATACAAAGGATTATTATGTCTAGTTTGGTGTGGGGAATAACCTTGCCCATTATAGATATATGGATAATAAATTTGTATAGATTGGTTTTTCTCAGGAAGATCTTGACACTATCGTTGCCACTTTAAATCTGAGTATAACCAATACTAATACAAAGGTTGATGGATTAGATTCAAGAATAACTCAAAATCAATCTAACATCCTCTCATTAAATAATACTGTTACTTCATTACAACAGGCAGTAAGTGAAATAGATACCGAGGGATATGAATATTATGCTGATTATGGCACTTATGAAGTAGGTGGTCAAGAAACTGATAATGTTTATAGACTTCGTAGGGTTAAAGGTCAAGAGGAAGAAGTCGTTAGTCAGTTCGTTATTCAAGGTGGCGGCGGTGGTCAACAGACATCAACAAATCTTGTTGTTGAAAGAGTTACTCCATCTCCTCTTATTGTTACTCCGAATGATGATGTTATTCTTGAGTTTAGATATTCTTCTGTCACGAACGATGATTAGAAAGAAGAGATTGACGGTACATATACATTAAAACTTGGAAATACTGTTATTGCAAGTGACGATTGTATCTAGGGATTAAACTCAATTGATGTAACTTCTTACTGTAATATTGGAACGCAGAGATTTAGTTTGAATGTAACAGACTTAGGCGGGAGTACTGCCGTTAGAACATTTACAGTACAAAAGGTTGATGTAAGGATTGAGTCTGACTATAACGATAGATATACTATTGAAATTGGCAGATCTGCATCGTTTACATATACACCTTATGGCGCTGTTAATAAGACCATCCATTTTAAATTAAATGGAGTAGAAGAAACTATTACAACTAGTTCTTCAGGTATCTTACAGTCTTACACTGTTCCCGCGCAGGAACATGGTTCTTATTTATTAGATGTATGGATTACCGCTACGATTAACGGCACTGACATTGAAACAAATCATATTTATAAAGATCTTATGTGGTATGACCCAAATGTTGATGCTCAGGGTAATTATAAAAATCCTGTAATCGGATGTAGCTATAGATATGACTATCATGGACTTGCCAAGGTAAGACAGTTTGATACGTTACCAATTATTTATAATGTTTACGATCCTACTACCAATTATCCGGTAGTGAGAAGATACGTTGATGATGTTCTTGTTGGAACAGATACTATGGAAACATCTCAAGGTACATGGAGTTTTAAATCTGACATTGTTGGTCAACATACTTTGCGCATTGAATGTCGTAATACGTCCGTGACAATAATTGTTAATGTTACTGAACTTGGCATTGATGTTGCTCCGATTACTGGTGGACTTGAATTAGACTTTAATCCAGTTGGTATCACTAATAGTTCCGAAAATAGGATTTGGGAAAATGATAATTATCATATGTCTGTGTCAGACAACTTTGACTGGGCAAATGGTGGCTATAAAACCGATGAGGATGGTAACTCATATTTCTTAATTAAGGCTGGGACTACTGCTTCATTTGATTATATGATGTTTAATGGTGGTGTTGATAATAATCCGTCAAGAACTGGATCTGAAATGAAAATTGTATTTATGACAGAAAATGTTCAAGATCCAGATGCTGTCTGGTTTAGTAATGTAGAAACCAGAAGTCAGACAGTTGATGAAACTACCGTAACCGTAAGCATGGGTATTCAGATGGGGGCGCATAACGGTTGGCTTAAAACGAATAAAGCCAGTGATGTTGATGTATCTGGCGAAGGTTCTGAAATGGTAGCTGCTACGAATACATATTTATATATGCCATATGGCGAAGAAGATATTATTGAAATGGATATTAATATCGATGCAATTGATTTAGATGATGAAACATCTACAGCTTTTGTAATGTCGTATGAAGACGGTGTTCCAGCAAAGGCATATATTTATGATAGAAGTGATAGATTTTATCAATATGAGCCTAAGCCTATTGTAATTGGTTCTAATTATTGTGACGTAAGAATTTATAGGTTGAAAATTTATTCTACTTCACTCTCTTCCGAGGGAGTTATGAGAAACTTCATTGCAGACTCTAGGGATTCAACGACTATGCTTGCGAGATATGATAGAAATAGTATTTACTACAATACTGAAACTGGCGAGTATTCTCCTTATAATACTAACGGCATTATTGATCCAGAAAGACTCGCTCCGATGGTTCCCAATGTAAAAGTTCTTATGTTGGAAACTGATCATTTTACGACTAGTAAAAAGACATTTGTAAAGTCAAACCTTAGATGTATTCATGCTCCTGGTGGAGATATTTATCCTGGTGATGAATACTATGATAACTGGTATTTCGAAAATGGATGGCACTCTGGTCAGGGAACAACATCTGATAACTATGGTAACTCTGGTAGAAACGTTGATTTCTTATTTAACTGTGATGGCAGACATAATCCAAGTGATAAGATTAAAGATCCAGAACCAGATTATATTTCTAGGGTAACTCTTGGGTATAATACGGAAAATGCATATACGGAAGCTTGCGATGATTGGAAAGGTACTAAAGGTAAAGTTAGTCTTACCAGAACATCTATTCCTAATAATTTCTTTAATCTCAAGGTAAACATCGCCTCTAGCGAAAATGCAAATAATGCACTTTTACAAAAGAGATACACAGATTTCTTGACATACACCTCTCCAGCTAAAAGAAGAGATCCTCGTATTAAGAATGACATGGAATTTGTTCCGGCTATTTTATTTATTAAAGAAACCAATCCAGATGTGACTACTCATAATGAATTCCAAGATAATGAATGGCATTTTTACGCTCTTGGTAATCTTGGCGATTCAAAGAAGACAGACTATACTCGTGCATATGACCCAGAGGATATGAACGAGTTTACAATAGAAATATCTGATAACACAAAGAACAATGCAACTTTCCAGACTGGTGTTTATGATACTGGTGACGGAACATTAGACTATGAGCATTTTCACATTGTTAAAACATTAGATAAGGAAGGTGAGCTTGTAGTAACAGCTGTGTCTGAGACAAGTATTTCTAGCCATGTATTCCCAGTTCCGGCAGATTAGGCCGATGCTCTTCTGTTCCAACAAGGTACAATTCATGTTATTAATGAAACAGGAGACTCTAAATATGATGGTGATGAGACTGGTTATCTTAACATGAGAATTTGGTGTTTATATAATGAAGGATTTGATGGAGATCATTCGTTTGAACCCAGATATGCTTGTTGCGGTGATTATCGTGATGGCAAACTTGTAAATGATTATTCTGGTTATGGCAAAAAACAAGTAAAGACTAATGAAAAGGTATGGAGAGCGTTTTATAAATGGGTGATTACTTCTACTAATGAACAATTTGTTCAGGAGCTAGATCAATGGTGTGTACGAAGTGCTGCCGAGTTTTTCTACTCATTTACGCTTTATTACACCATGATGGATAATAGGGCAAAGAATACATTCTGGCATTTCGCAAAAACAGGAATATATAGAGAGGTATCTAGACCAGTAGAGGAATTGCTTCATATTTATTGCGAACTTATCGACGACGAATATGTTCCTACCGAAGATACCGCTATTGATCCAGAAAAGACTTATTATACTTAGTATGCGTTTGATTTGTGGTGCTATGACACTGATACTGCGATAGGAATTAATAACAACGGAGAATTGATATTCCCATATGGTAAAGAAGATACTGATTATAACATAGATGGTAATTCATCTTCTGGATGGGTATTTAATGGTGCAACATCTGTATTCTGGTGCCGTCTAAGAGATCTTCTGTCTAATGAAATAACAGAAACATTTAATACTGTTTCGGCAGAGTGTTTTAGCGCAACGAATTTAATTAATCAATTTGATAGATTTCAAGGTTGTTATCCAGAAGAAATTTGGAGACTTGATATAGAAAGAAAATACATCAGAACTTATACAGGAAAATCCGTTGATAATTCTATTCCAAAACATGATACTCAATACCTTAGAGATATGATGCAAGGAAGAAAGAAATATCAGAGAAGACAATGGGTAAGAGATCAAGAAATGTATTTTGGTACAAAGTATTTGATGAATAGTGTTGTTGGTGACAATAACCGTATTACATTTAGGTGTTATGATCCTGGCAACGATGTTGTTGTTCCGAAAAACTATTCTTTAAGTATTACTCCATTCCAAGATATGTATGTATCTGCCATGTTTGGTAATGGTGATCAGAGACAAATTAGAGCAAAAGCCGGAGAAACTGTTGTATTGAACTTTAGTGTTAGTACAACAACAGATACTCAGGTTACAATTTATGGTGCAAATAGAATTTCTGCGCTCAATGATTTATCTGCTTGTTATATTGCCGCTAATAACTTTTCTATGGCAACCAAATTACGTAAACTTGTTCTTGGTAATACTACCCCAGGATACTCAAATCCGAGATTAACATCATTAACTCTTGGTTCAAATAAGCTGCTTGAAGAACTTGATTTAAGAAACTGTGGAAATCTGACGGGAACGCTTAATCTTGCTGAATGCAGTAACTTAATTAAATTATATGCTGATGGAACCAGGATAAGTAGTATAACATTCGCCATAAATGGCAAGGTTTAGATTGCTCATCTCCCATCAACACTCAATGCTTTGGTAATGAGAAATCTTAATGATCTTGAGGATTTTGAATGTTCTATGGATTACATTGAACAATTAACTTTACAAGGTGGTACATTAAATAGTCTTGAAATTATTAACGATGTAATTGACACTCTTGAAGTTGCTTATTTATATGATTTGAATTGGACTGTTCCAGATTCAACTATACTGAATTCATTATTAAATCTTAGTTCTTCTACTCTTACTGGTAGTGTTTATATTAATGGTGCTGTTCGTTTAAAAGAACTGGAAAAATATGGTGCGAAATGGGCAGATCTTGAAGTGACATATAATCCGAATTATCTTGTCGAACAGTATTTGGCTACATATGTTAATGATGATGGAACTGAACTATGTTCAATTTATGTTGACCGTGGTTCTAATCCTCCAGATCCAGTTGCTACTGGTGAAATTCAAGCTCCTACGAAAATAAGTGATGCTCAATATACTTATACATTTAGCAGTTGGGATGAAATCGAATCCATTATGCTTGCTCCTAGAACAATTACAGCAGTATATACTCCAACAATCAGAACGTATACTGTAACATGGTATTCTAGACCAGGTGTTCCTCTTAGAAGTGTTGAAAAACGGTATGGAGATGAAGCGGTTTATGAATGGGATAGACCTACAAGAACAGACGAAGAATCCTCTTATACTTATAATGTTTTTGCAGGATGGGATAAATCCACAGGATATATTACTGGAAATACAGATGTTTATGCAATATGGGATAGATCTACTCTTCCAACTTCTGGTACTCTCCTTAATAATATGACTCCTGCTCAAATCTATGGTCTTGGTAATGCTTCTGGTATTAATATTGATGCATATATAAATGACGAAGATAATATTAAAGACTATAAAGATATCACTGTTGGACATGATTTCTCATTTGATAATGTCGAATCAGCATTGATTTGTTCTGAACAATATTTCAATGGAACATCTGACTACTTAGATACTGATATTTAGTTATTCAATGCTGATGCTGAATCTTTCACTTTAGCTATTGACTTTGAATTTGTTGGGACTACAAATAATAGAACGCTCGTATCATGTTTCGAAGAAAATGGCTCTGAAGGATTTAGATTGAGATATAATAATGGATCGCCTAGTATTCAATGGGGAGATAAAAACCAGACTGTCGGCGCGACAAATCACCGAGGTATTTGTGTTCTTCGTCATTTAAAAGGATCGGATACTTTATATATATATGCTTTTAATTTAAATGGATATACATATGATACAAATGTTACGTTTTCCGAGTTAGTTAGGAATAGGTCTACATCAACAGATATACCTCTTGTATTTGGCGCAATAAAAGCTTCTGATGGAGGTCATATTAATTATGCTCAAGGTTGGGTACATTGGTGTAAGATTTGGTATGCTGATCTTGGTGATGCAAATGCCAGAGAATTAGCTGCATGGCCTCATGAAACATGGAGAATGGAATATACTGGATCAGGCGAAAGATTTAGAGTTGGATATACTAGTCAGTATGCGAGACTTTCATTTATAGCCAATAGCCTATTGGATTGTGGTTATATTATGAACACTAACAGTACGAACGCTGGTGGTTTTCCAGATACCGAACTGTATGAATTCTTAAATACAAGAATATTCAATGCACTACCGACTGTCTATCAATCAATCTTAAAGAAAGTTAGTGTTAAATCAAGTG